TACTTGGCGAATTTGTTCTCCGGTTTTGTTTCCTTTGCTTTCGGAACTACCAACCGACACCGACTGCTGACCGTCATTCCGAAATCCGATGCCCCCTGCCGACACTGTTTCATGCAGCGGTCTTGTATAATCATGAGACGCTCCCTCTCACCGTTCACAACCTCCCGTGTTCCGACCTGTACACGTTCCTGTTCTCCTGTGTCCGGATTCTCTCGCATCTCATAGACCGGAACATCGACCATCAACGGAGTTTCTCTGATTTTGTCCGTTATCTCGATGTATTGGTCTTGTGCAATCAGTAATCTCGCCAGTGCATCACAATCCACGTTCGCAATGAGTTTGATTGCAAGCAGTTCTTTTGACAATTTCCGGAATTTCTTCTTTTGTTCCGGTGTCAAATATGCCGGAGGCTTGACTTTGTCGTTTGGGGCGACCACCTCTGCATTTTTTCTCGCCTCAATCTCTGCTTTTGTGAGGTGTTTTTTTCCTTTCATGACCACCAAATCGGTCGGTTGTCTCTGTCCTGCCATGCAGCATCAACCCCCTTTCCGTCCAGTGTTCACGAGTTTCGTGTCACATTCTGACACCTTTTCGTCACTCCCCTGTGTCTTGATTTTCTCGTGGGGAGTTTTCTCCAAAGAAAAGAGGGGGTGCGACTAAGAAACGGTCACATAAAACTTTTTCATATCCCCCTGCCTCTTTGAAATGGTAATCAATCAGCGACCTCAACTGTGTCTGTGTTGCTTTCATGCTTGCATTGCTCTGTTTATATAGTGCTGTGATTGTGTTGTGTGTCCGATGGCTCAAGGGTATCAAGTTCAATGGGTTCAACCTCTGCTCCCAGTCCTCCTCAAGTTCTATAATGTGGTGGATTGGGTCTGAATCTTTCAGTGTTATCAACTGGTGTTCAACATACAGAGCATATATATCCACATACTCATACACACTCATGATGACAGGTCTCAACTCCCGCCATTCCTTTGACAGATAGAACTCTGCTGCTCGTGGGTCTCTGCGTGTATTGTTATATGTCACATGCCTTGACTGCTGCCTTGCCTCGCACTGCTCGCACATGGTCAATGCCTGTGGGATAAGGCGACCGCATCCCTTACATGCTTTCAATAACACACTGCTCACTCCTCTCTGTCCATCGGTCTCCTGCTGCCTCTCATGCCTTTCAAGAGGCGGGCATACATCGCACATGATAGTGTCCTGCTGCCCGCATATAACAGGAGGGCAAACAGGCAAGAAAAAAGCGACTGCATCTCTGCAATCGCTCACTCAACTGTTCACGTTATCATATTAGCACGTTTATATTTGCTTTTGTTCACCCACTTTTTACCCCCGAAATCACCCTCATTTCACCCCGTTTTCACTCCGATTTTGTCATTTTCGATTGCTTTTGCACCGAATAATTTGATTGAGAGACGTTCTGTCATTGATCTGCACCACTTTTTCGGTGAGTTCTTTCCGCATCCTGTCTCCCTCACAATATCCTCGTATGACTTGCCCTTGATATATACTGCCTCAAGTGCGTCGTACTTGTACCCCTCACCTGCTGCCTCTGCATCCTCTTTCAGCGATGCAAGAGCCTTTTTCATGTGCTCGAACAGAATGACCGTCTCTGCCTTACACTCTCTGATGGACTGGAGGAACGCTTTCTCTGCCGAAATGTTATATCTTGATACATCGTCAATCTGTGATACTTCCGAAATTGCATCCTTGATATATCGCTCTATTTCCCGATAATTCTCAAGATATACCTGTGTTTTCTGAATTGCTGTCATTTCTTTTTCTGTCTCCACGTCGTTTTCCTCCTTTTGACCTTTTCAGAGGCAATCCATGATATTTCCTCCAATTATTCGACTTTTCCTGTCTCCTCGGTCTGTATATGCTCTCAAATGCGGTCAATGCCTCTTTTGCACTGATTCCCACTTTCAAAAGAGCATCTTGCAGGTTTTCTCCTCCTGCTGCCTTGATTTTCTCCGGATGTTCCGGAGATTCCGTCTTTTTCAAGACCGTTGCTGCCTCTGCTGCCTGTTCGATGATTTCAGACACCTCTTTCTCTGTCTTTCCCTCTGCCCGCAGTTTTGAAATGACGTTTTTCACCTTTTCCACGAATCCCATGTTTCCATCCTCCTCCGCACCTAATTGAAAGGGAGTTCTTCGTCGATTCCGTCCGGAATATTCATAAAACCGTCACCTGCATCCGAATACCCTCCGTTGTTCCCGTCCTGCTGCCCTGCTGCTTTCTTACTCTCTGCAAATTCCTGTTCCTCGACAATCACGTCCGTGGTATAGACCTTTTGACCGTCTCTGTTCGTATATGACCCCGTCTGAATCCGTCCAGTGACAACCACTTTCGTTCCCTGCTTGAGATATTTTTCCGCGAACTCTCCATCTCGTCCAAACGCAACGCAGGAAATGAAATCCGCTGACTGCTGCCCGTCTTTTGCTCCTCTGCGGTCAACCGCAAGTGTGTATCGTGCGATCGCCATTTCCTCCTGTGAATTATTCCTCGGTGAATATCTGACATTCGGGTCTCTCGTGAGACGACCCATCAAAATGACCTTGTTCATCCGCTTTTCCCTCTCTTTCTGCAAAATATACTCATTCTGTGCTTTCTGCAATTCCGTGATGCCCTTTTTGAACTGTGCATCATCTCCATTCATGCAGATTTCAAACAATTCCTCGTACCTGTCAATATTCTCGGTGATGAACGCTGCCTCTGTCTTTGAGCGTCTCTGCGTGAGGAACATTCCTTTGATTGTCTCTCTCATGGTCTCGCAGTTCTGTCTCTCCTCCTCCGTTTCCGGAGGAGTTTCTTTCAGCATCTTATCGACAACCCTGTCCACCGCAACCGCAATCTGTTCTTTCCATCCGGATGACGCTTTTTCATCAATGAGTTGTGACTGGATGTCCTCGAACGATGCTCCCGCTGCTGCTCCCGTGATTCTGATGTCCTTTTTCCCTTTTGCTGCAATCAGAATCAAATCATCGTCATACGCTGCCATGTAATAGTCGAATTTTGCATTGAAATTCTCTTTCGGATTGATGATGACCTCCGGTTCACTGCTGCCCTCTGTCTGAATCATTACACCGATATATTTCTGACCTGTTCCCTTTGCCTCGATGAATAATGCTTTTAATTGCCCTTTTTTCACTTTCCTGTTCCTCCATTCAGCATCCTCTCGAATAACTGCTCATATAATGCCTTGTATGTGTCACGCTCCGTCTCAAGCCTCACAACAATCTCCGATGTCTCTCCTGCTGCCTCCTGTGGCTTTTCGGTTTTCTTTTCTTCTAACGACTGCTGCATCGCTTGAATTTTGTTGCGATAGTATTCAATTTCCTCCTGCTGTTTCTGAATCGTCTCGTTGTACTGCTTTGATGTCTTTCCTCCACCGCTCAACTGTAAGGAAATCATGAGAGCGATGTCGATGTTTTTCATTTCCTGCTCCGATACCTGCCCGATGTAGTTATTCACACGGTCGGTCGATACTGACGATACTTGTTCACACAATACTGTGGATAATCGTCCGGTACTGCGGACGGTCACATGTGTCGGGAGGTCTGTTTTCGGTTGCGTCGTCATATACACAACCTCAATCACTCCGGAGTGCTTGTTGTTCTCGTCATTGCTGACCACGACTGCGGGTCTGTCTGCAAACTGCTCACTCCCGTTCGTCGCCCCCCCCTCTGCTGATATAGAACATTTCGCCTCTTTTGATGTCATTCATTGATTTTTACCTCCTGCATTCGATATTTTCATTTTCTGAAATCGTTTCATTGTCAACGATATACTTTGCAAGTTCTCTTTCGTCCATCAAATTGTCACAGGTGTTCTCTGTTGCGATGATTTTTCCTAATTGCCCGAACCCGATTGCAATGTCGCATCGTATTCCGTCCATTGTGTAGTTTTCCGGAACATACTTGATAACCATTGATTCAGTCACAACCTGTGCTTTTGATGTGTGCAAATCTGCAATAACCGGAGTGCAATCCCTTAATATCATATAGAGCCACTCCGCTCTCTTTCTTGCCTCGTCTTTTGTCTTTGTTCTGACATATACTGTTTTCAATTATTTCCTCCAATTCTTCAATCTGTATTTGATGATATATACAATCTGCATCAAATACGGGTGTCTCTGTTTATAACTCATTCTGTCTCCTCTATGCCTCGCCTAAACCGATAACGCACCAACCGTCTGACAGTCCACTACATGTGATGTCATCATCTTTGCAGGTGATTCTCATGTCTGCCGTCTCTCCGGTCGCTTTACCTGCTGCAAATACTACTAATTTGACGACATTTCCGACCTTGAATCCGTCGTCTTTTGTTATCATGTACGGTTTTCTATATTCTCCCGTGTATTCCTCGAATTTGTCCTGTGACACTCTGATTGTCTTTATTTCCTCCTGTGTGTCTGACGGGAGGTTGTTCATCTTCTCCTCCTCTGCCTGTTCCCGGAGTTTCTTTTTTGTCTCACGGTCGATTGCATCCTGCTCCTCGTTATATCTCTGCTCCTCGGTCTTGTAAGCCTCTGCACGGTTCTTGTACTGGTCGCATGAGGTACATGTTCCGGTTTTGACGTTGCATGTCTCATATTCGGTGCAGGAATAACATATTGATGTGATTCCCTCCGGATGCGGTGTCTCATATTCGTCGCCCGCTCTCACTTCCGGCGGGTTCATGCCGATTTCTGTCTCTGTGTCGGATTCTGACACCTGCTGCCCTGCTGCCCTTTCTGCTTTCATGTCTTTCACATCTTTGTGTGTGAGTTCTCCGGTTTCTGTGAATTTCCCCAGTGCCTCCCGCTGCTCGTCCTCTGTCATCCCGCTCAATTCATAGGCTGCGGAAAATGTGAGGCGTTCGCCCTTGAGTTCCTCTTTCCATTCCGGAATCAGATTGTTGTTGACTGCCTCTATTTGAGCAACCTTTGTTTTGCTCATGTGCAGCATTGAGGAAATCACCTCTCTCAATCGTCCGGATTGCAGGTCATATCCCTTGATTTTCTTTCCCGCTGCTTTCATACGCTCAAGAGATGCCTTGAGGCGTGTTTCCTCCTCAATCATGTCTGAAACGGTCTTTGTACGGTATGCATTCGCAATTATGATTTCAACCTGCTCCTCGTCATCGTCCTGCGGTGTCGTCAATTTACTGGTCGCAAGTTCAAATTCTTTATATCCCTTTGATACAAGATACTTGAGAGCCTCCCACCGTCTTTCACCTGCCACGATTCTATATTCGCCCATTTCGCACGGTGCATATACAAGTTCGAGGTTCTGTTTCAACCCATACATGAGGATGTCTCCTGCCAGTTCCTCAATCTGCTCTACACTGTAAAAATTCATATCGTTCCGGTACATCTTGAAAATTGAAATGTCCTTTGTCCGGAATCTCGCTCTCGGAGATTCATCAATCCCCGCTTTGCTGTTCTTGTTGAGTGCGTCTTTCACGCTGAATCCTGCTGCCATCTGTTCAACCTCCTGTTATTACTCTGTGAGTTTCTGTTTCTTTGTCTCTGTACGTTCGACGTTGATTTCACCCTTTGCATTCTGTGAAATTGATGCTTTGACCCCCCCTCGGAGGTTTAATGTGACTTTCGCAAGTCCTCCGGTGTAAATCTCCTCGACTGCTGCCTTTAAGATGTTCACGATGCCCTCACCGCATCTCTTGTCCGGTGCTGCGTTCTCTCCAAACAAGGCAGACACATTCATCATTGCCTTTTCTTTCCTCTGTTTCTCTTTCTGATACTCGACCGCCTCGGTGCAGTTACATGTCATTGTTGCCTGTTCCTCTGCTTGTGCTGCTGTCAGTTTTTCATCTGCCTCAATCTGCGTCATCTGACCGCAGAATCTGCATTTTGCTGTTTTCACGATGTTTCCCATGTGCTTTCCTCTCTTTCCGGTCTCATGCGACCTCATGCAAAATTATTTTTCTGAATATGCTCTCGAATATCGGAACGGCGATGCTGTTTCCTGCTTGGTCGTATAATGCTTTGTAATACTTGCCGTTTCTTTCCTGTACTGCTTTCGCCCTGTCAAAATCCTCGTCCGTGTACCCCATCAATCGCCAACACTCACGCTCGGTCAAATAACGATAGCGTCCACCGCCTCGGTCAATGACTTGTGCAGGTGTCCGGTCTTGTCTTGTTGTGATGGTATATGCACAATCTGTGATAACCGTTGCCCTGCGGATGCCCTTTTCTCCGATACACGCAAGGACGGACGGTTGCGTCACATCATAGACATCCGGAACACTTGCATCATCCTCAAGAAATTCCTGCAAGTTTCGCATCGGTGTTCTTATAAGGTCATCGAACTCAAATCTTTCTCCATTCAGAACAGAAACCGTGAACACTCGCTCTCTTGCCTGTGGCAATCCGAACTCTCTTGCATCCAGTACCTCGAAATTATTCGTATATCCTAACCGCTCCATTTCAACCATGTATCTGTCAAAATTCGGTCTCATGTACTTTGATTTCACATTCTTCACATTTTCCCATATTACATAACGAGGTCGCCATTCGCCCATGTTCTCAATGATATGTATTGTCTCCCACATGAGGGAGGAACGTGTTCCGCTCCCCTCGTCTGAACCTTTTCCTCGATTGATTCTGCCCTCGCCTGTGGCTTTTCCTTGATGCCCTGCAATGCTCATATCTTGACAGGGTGAACCGTGAATCAGAATGTCCGGTTTCAGATTCCATCCGACAACCGTTTGTGTTTTATATGCCAATTCCTCACGGAACATCGAATTGTACGAACGCACCGCCTTTTCATTGATTTCCACATAGTCGATTGCTTTCGTTGGAATGTTCAAATTTCTCAAGGCACATCGAGGCGACCCAATTCCTCCGAACAATTCAAGGATTTGTATTGTCTCGCCCATGTCCTGCTGCCTCCTCTCTTTTTGCAAGTTCTTCTTTTGCCAGTTCTATGAAATCTTTCAAATCTTTCAGTCTGCGGTTGTACTTCTCAAACGCTTTCCGTGCATTGTCGTACTGCCATTTCAGAAAAAGCCATTGTGTTGTTCCCTCTTTCTCTTTCAATTCTTTTTCTGCCTTTTCGATGGTCTCTTTCAAATCTCCGCTATACTTGAATGTTGTTCCGTTCTTTTTATGCACCGCTCTCATTCCTGCCATGTCTGCCCCTCCATTTCCTTGAGTAACTCATGCACAACGCATCTGTAATCTTGAGACACAATCCCACGCTTTGAAAATTTCGGGAGTGGTATCATTGCCGTTGTGGATTTCTCTGCGATGATAGAACGACGAATCGGTGTGACAAACATGTCAAATCCGGATTCTGCTTTCAACCACTCCTCGACCTCAAGAGATGTCTTGTTTTTCTGTCGCATCGTCATGAGTGCCTTGATTCTCAAGTCCGGATTGATGTCTCTCAAGTCCTCAATCTGCTCCTCAAGGTTCTGCAATGCCTCGATTTCATATCCCCCTACCTTTACCGGAGCAATAATGAGTTCTGCTGCAATCAGAATGTTAATGACTACCATGTCAAGCAATCGCCCGCAGTCACAAACACAATAATCATATGCACCGGAGACCTCCTCCAACGCCTCACGCAATCGTGTGACTTGATTGTCCTCTGACTTGAGTAGCAAATTCATGTCCGTTTTCATGAGATAGCCATTCGCCGGAATGATGTCAACGTGCGAATACTCTGTCGGGCGAATCAAGTCGCCTGTTTTATATGTACCTCCGACGCACTCATGTTTCTCAAGTAGTTCGCTCATGCCGATTCCGTCCGGTTCATATACTCCGAACGTCTTTGATGTATCTCCCTGCGGGTCTCCATCTAACACAAGCACTCTTTTTCCCTGTTCCTCGCCTAACATATAGGCGATTGAATCGGATGTTGTTGTTTTTCCGATTCCTCCTTTTGGTGACATTACTGCAATAATTTTCATGTCTTTTCCTCCTGTTATTGTCCTGTTATAGATAAATTGTGTAATACAGTTTCATTTGCAATTCTTGAAATCTAAAATCCGGCGTTTCGTCCGGTTTTAACGGTGACATGAGATTCAATTCTTTCCATTTGCGATGTGTAATTTCCGGAACTGCTCTGAATCTTATGACCTTGTCATTTTTGTATTGCTCATATAGTTTGCAATTTGTATGACCGACCTCCGGTGCAAATAATGCAAGATACCCGACAAATATTTCCTCGTCGCCTTTGAATATCCGGAGCATGTTTGCACTCTCCAATGTGTCAATCAATTCCTCAAGCGTCATGACCTGCCTCCTTTGACTTTTCCATCCTTGAGGATGCTGTTGTTCGGGATGCTCATTTTGTTGTTGAAATCCTCCTCCGGGCAATAACACAACGCAAGATTCAAATATTCCTCAATGACTTTGATTGCCTCCTCTGCTGAATAGCAGGTTGTGACAAAATGTCCTGCTGCTGCCATGTCTGCAAGGAACTCTTTTTGTGTGTCCTGCTGCCTGTTGTTGCCGTATTTCATTTCGATAAACAATCCGCAGTAAATCCCTTTTGGATATGGGAGGCACAAATCAGACACGCCCGCCTTGACACCCATCTGTTTGAATTTGACTGCCTCCTGCTTGTTTCTGCTGCCTCCGTTTGGTATATGATGCAACCATTTCAATTCCGGATAGCGGTTCATGTTCCAGTTTGCCCACGACACGACGTTGATTTGCTCCGTGTCCTCACTTCTCATTGCATATTTCATGTTCATTCTCTTTCACCTCTTTCCTGCTGCCTGTCTCCTGCTTGCACATGTCATAATATTCGCAGAACAAACACACATGTCTGCAATCCTTGACCCTCAACATGTGCAGAATCCTCTTAATCACCTGCATCCTGCTCCAGTTCCTCCTCAATTTCTTTCATTCGGCTCATGATGGTCTGATTGTACTCATACACATAGATTCCGTTTTTCCATAGGTGCTGTTTTGCTCCCTGCTCCCCGTAGTTATACGCTGCAAGTGCATCTTGAATCGTTCCGTATCTCTCAATCAGTTCCGACAGGTAATCAATCCCGACAAGTACATTCTGATATGGGTTCGTGAGGTCTGTGACGTTCAGACGCTCCATCCTGTCTCTGTGGCACTCCTCATATATCTGCATGTACCCGATAGAATGACCATCATCGCCAATCTTGTCGAATTTATATCCGGATTCTTTCTCAATCAGAGCGACCACAAGGTCATATCTGACCCCGTACTGCTTGCAGACGCAATATGTATATACCTGCATCTTTTCCGGAAAATAGCCACCTGTCCGACTGTATTCCTCCGGTATCTCATAGAACACGAATCCGTCCTCCTCGCCTCCCCAGTCTGCCGACATGGTGTCAAATACTGCGTACTTGTCCGGTTCTGTGTCCTGTTCCTGCTGCCATGTTCGCACCTGCTCAAGCATTGCATTTTGTCCGGATGCCTCTCTTTTCTCGTCAATCCTCTGCATCCGTGCATCGAACTCCTGTGACTGCTGCTCAAACTCCTCAAATTCCTTGTCATCTCGCATGACAGAGCGTGTCAGACCTATGCTCACAGCGATCGCCAGTAATACCATCACCGCAATATATGTCCGTTCCCGTCTCCTCCTGCTCATTCTTCTCTTTCTTTTTACTTTCATTGCTGCCTCCGTTTCCTCATTCTCGCCCGTATGTAGAACATTGAGTTGAAATCGTTGTAATAGATTCCCGCATCCGTAAAATCAAAATCCGGATACCATTTCAACATCTGCTCACGAACCTGCTCATGTCCTTTTCTCATGGTCTCGACGTATGTTCCGATTTTCTTATATCCTCCGGCTTTTGCTGTCGGTCTCTTGGAATGAACCACCTTGATGTCGGGGTCTCTCAATCCCTGTGAGGAGTTCCACCGTTTCTCCGATTTCACCCTGTTCTTTTCCTCGACGATATACTTTGCCATTCCTGTCAAACCGTTCTCGTCCTTTTGTAGCCTCCGAACCTCGTTCCTGCTGCTCTGTTTCCAACATCCCTCAACCACATCCATGTCCATGTCGCCATCCATGACAATGTGATGATGCCACCGGATTTCCTCTGTCGGATTGTAGGCAGTCACATAGACATATCTTGCGTTCGGGAGACCCCTTTTCTTTCTCTGATAATTCACCCGTCGGATGAATTTCTGCACATTCTTGATTGCTGCGTCGATGTCTCCATCCGGAGGGAGATGCTCATTGTCGTATGTAAACGTGAGCCACAAATCCCTGTCCGTGAAATTCTCATTGATAAGACGCTCCACATATTTCCTTGCGTTCTTGTCATTCAGATTCCTTTGAGCCTTGTCATTGTCCTTTTTGATACTCCGACCCTCCGGAGGTACTTCATCCATTTTCTTGAACTGTGGATATATCTCAACCTCGAACTGGTCTCCTGCTCGTATCTCCTTGAGTGCATATACAACCTTTTTCCCTTGCTTGAACATCTGCTCAACAAAGAACTCGTGCATATCCTCAAGGCTCTTGTTGTATGCTGCCTCATAGTCATACGGGATGAACGTCATCCCTTTCTTTCTCTTTGCCATTCTGACACCGTTCCTCCTGCTGCCCTTATATATACTTTTCAACGACTTGTTACTATCCATCACAAGGTCGTCAAAAGGGTCTGAAACCCTTTGAATCACGGGGTTTTCCCCGCTTTTTCATGCTTGCAATATGGTGTCAGATTTGCTATAATATTTTTAGGTTTTGAGCGTCTGACACAGACTGCTAAACGGGAGACCGCTGCAACGGTCTCCTTTCTTTTTGCTCTTTTTTCTCATGCTCTGCATATTCATTTTGAATGATTCTGACTGTACTCCTCACCTCCTTATGCTTGCATCGTAGTCCTCGAATCTTGGTGTTTTCCAAAACACAAAATTGTTACACCATCTTTGAAGTTTTTTATATATGGGGTCTGCGTGTTCCTTGTCGTATATCATCGGATATGGTATGAACTCCAGTGATCTGCAAAATTGTATTCGTTCAATGTCCTGCTCAATGGTCGTGTCGAAATTGCACAGGACATAAACCATCACCCTCCCTCTGTCTTTGTTGTACCCCGTCATTTCCTTGAACATCTTCATTTTTGCCTCAATGATGTCCTTGTCTGTGTACCTGTCGTATGCCACATGTATCGTTTCGAGTTTATCTGTTTTAGCAATTCAATGTTTCTCTCATTCATGAGACGGATGTCTAACCCTTGATTGAAATTCACTCTTGCTTTGCTGTCTTTCAACTGCTGCAATAATTCCATGTGTTCCGGACATGCCAACGTGTTCGGGTCGCATAGGACAATATTTTTTTGTCCTCTCCAAAACTCTGACAGATCAGCGACCTTGTGCGATCGCTTTCCCTCTTTACATCCAACATGACAGAACTCGCATCCTCTCGGACATCCTCTTGTCAAAAATCCGAACGCTTTGTCCTGCGTCAATTCCGGATATATTGAATAGTCCGGATATATGTGCTCAACCTCCGGAGGGAGTTCTTTGTCTCGTTCTTTTTGGTAGTGTTCCCGACCGTCTGTCAGTTCGATGCAATATCCACTCCCTCCTCGAACAACTTCATCCGCATCCACAAAATACGGATAATCTTGTGTAAAACTGAAAACCTTTGACATGTACACTCTGTTCATGTGACCGCTGAAAAGTGGCTCGTACCACTCAACCGTGTCTCCCTGTTGTTTGTGCCATGCCGACAATTTCATGAGTGGGATGTTCGGGAAATTGTGACCATCCACGTCTATCAATCCCACTCTCATGCTGTTGCAACCGCTGTCTTTCCCTGCTGCTCCCATTTCTGACGTTCCTCCTGTTTTCCTGCCATATATCCGGCAATATAGGACTTGTCAACGTCATCCATCTGTGTGAACCGCTCTGCGATATTCTCAATCATTTCTTTTCTTTCATCCTTTGACATATATGTCACGCTCCTCTCTTTCCTCTGATTCTCTCAAGTTCTGCCTGTATGTCTTTTCCGGAATAATCTGCAAGCAGTTTCTCCGAAATGTGATAAGTCCATATTGATGACATCTGCACCGCTGTTCCGATAGGGAGTTTCCCTTGCTGCATCGCTATTCGGATGAATTGCGGTGATACATTCAATATGACTGCTGCCTCGGTTGGCAATATACGTCCGACTTCCATCCGTCTGACCTCCTGTTCTGACCTGCCTTGTCAATGCGTGGGCGGTCATCCCACACAGACGGGCGACTGCTGCCCGTTTCGGCTCTCAATAGTCGTCCTCAATCTGTTCGTCTGCCTCTGTGTAATATTCCCCGTCATATCCTTTTGACATGATTCTCTGATAGCATCTGTCACACACCAGTCTGAACGGAATTCCATGACAATCCTTTGTGAAATACATATCCTCACGATCAACCTCATGTTCGCACACCGGACATGTCCGAATGTCACGCTCCTCGAATCTGCATGACAACCCATTCTGTCTCCTCCGGCAATCCTCGACCGTTCCGTCTCGTCCTGTCATGAGTTGGTTTTTGCAGATGTCGCAATCATTTCCCTCGTTGAAATATTTCATTTCCTGCATCCTGTTTCCTCCTGTGGAGGCTCTCTCGGTCTGTTCATGACCTCGCCTCTGTTCCGGCTGAATTTACCGTGTTGTGTCTTTTCACCTTAAAAAGTCACCGAAAACCTGTCATCCGACTATGAACCTTTTAGCAAGTTCACCCGCTGCCATGTTTCTC